GCCAGCTTGTCGAGCCGTTCGTCGAGAGAGCGCAGGCTCGTGCTCAGTCAGAACTTGCTTTCCGACGAGGACGTACGTTTGAAGCAAGTGAGATTGTCATCAATGCCTATCACCCAAACGCACCGATAGGCTCTTATGCAATCGGTGATGACATCCAGGTACAGGTTGAGATCCCGTGGCTCATGCTGTCACACACTTCCTGGTACCGCGTCACCTCTATCCAGAACAAGCCATCTTCTGACAAAGTGCGGTTGGGGCTGGCTCGTTCGGATACGCTATTTGATACGTCCGACATCTGGATTGCTCCAGACGACTACGTTCCCTTTACTCCACCACCACCCATTGGGGCAGTGGCTTGGAATGGGAATGTTGCTCTGGTCATTCATGCCACACTTACTGTTATCCCACCGACTCCTGTTCCTACCGCACACGTTTTCTTCGTTGTCACTCCAGTCCTCTCGGCAAACGGTGTTGGTTACGGTGGTTCGTTCGCCTTCGTCAACGACCTGTTTACAAACCAGAGCCTGACTATTGGTCAGCCAACAGCAATATTTGTTGCAGAAATTACACTTCCGGCCTCTCCTTCCCTGGCGGCCGGAGGTATTGCTACAGGCGCTGGCTTCGGTACGGTGACGATGTTTGTGTCGTCCACTCTGGTCTCTACTATCGGTATAGCGTTGGCCGGAGCGGCTAACCTGGCGGCCACTACCACACTCAGTGCGCTCTCTACTGGTGTCTTTGCTACTACCGCTACACTAGCCGCTACGCCAACACTTACTGCTGGTGCCCTTCAGACCCGTACTGGTGCCGTCGCTCTTTCCATCCCACCGGTCCTTACGGCTAACGGCACGATCAGCAGTGGAACTACCGTCACGCAACTTGGTAACACTGTCGATGATGCTAACAGTTCCTCCAGTAGTGCGAACAAGACGGTTGTTTCTAAGTTCACCGCATCGGTCAGCGGAACTGTTACCGCTGGACACTCTCGACTGTGGGTTGACTCTGGAACTGCTAGTGCAAAGATGGTTGTCTACAGCGACTCTTCTGGTTCCCCAGGATCGCTTCTTGGGCTATCCGATGCGCTCACTATCTCGAACACCGCAGAAGCATTGAAGGACTTTACCTTTACCGGTGCGCAGCAAGCATCGGTAGTCTCCGGTACTGACTACTGGATTGGTTTCACATGGCCAGATCCAGGTACCAACAACATCAGTTGGTCGCGCAGCACAACCGCAGGAGCGGCACAGCAGAACTCGTTGAATGCGGCTACCACCTTCGGTACTCCAGGAACGGCACTCTCCGGTCCTATTGACGCCTACGTTGATGTCTCCTCCACTACTGGCGGTGGTGGCGGTAGCGGAACTCTTACCGGTCCTGGATCGTCGCCAGCTATCGTTGCTGCTGACAGTCTGACTACCGGAACTACAGCGGCGTTCGATGTACCTGCTAACAGTGTACTGGTGGTCATCGTTGGCTGTGACCGTGGAAACCGTAATAGTGTGTACGTCGGTGAGACCTGGAGTATCACTAACAGCGGAACTGCACTGACATGGTCTAAGGCTGTCCAGCGAAGCGATGTAGATATCAACGCTGACTACGCTGGTGCCGCTATCTACACCGCGCCAGTGTCCAGTGCCAGAACTGGTATGACGGTTACTGCATCCGTGAGCACCACATCTGGATACGCAAACAGTGTGGTCCTTGGGGTGTACGTCGTGCCTGGCGCTGATCTTACTGGTGTGGGTACCACTAACGGTGGATTCAGCACTAGCAACGCATTCACTACTGCTGGTGTTACTACATCCAGGTCTGGTTCTCTGGTGTTCTTTGGTGGTATTAACTTCACCGCTTTGGGCACTCCGTCAAGTTCTGATCTGACTTACAGTGGGCATGCTGGAAATATATCCGGCGCTATCGACTACATTATGGGATGGAAGACCGGTGGAACTTCGGGGACTTCAGTGACAGCCAATATGGATGCTGCTGGAACATCTGCTGTGAAGTGGACATGGGTAGCCGCTGAGATTCGATCGGCCTAGTGGAGAGAAGTAACGGATGACAATCATCGCTCCACCGAATCCAGAGACCCGAAAGATTGTCTCACTGGTCACCGATCTAGAACAGCGTATGCGTCGTGCGGAAGCCGGTCTCCGTGCTGCTCAGTTGAGCAATGCCAGCATTACTGGTGGCGGCCTCAACATCTATGATGAGACGGGGAATGTCCGCACAGTTATCGGGAGGCAGGGAGATGGGTCATATACGTCTACGTCGCTCAACAACCCTAATCCTCCTCCTGTTCCTAGTGCTCCTATCGTTATTCCTAATCTCGCTTCTCTCATAGTTCGGCATACCGGTGAGACACAGAGTGGTGAAGGCTGGCCAGCCGACCTCGACCACCTGAACATCTATTACACCGAAACGCAGAACCCAGATGACTGGAAGCCAGGTGGCTCCCTTGGCACTGGTTGGCCAGAGGAATTGCCGATCGCTCCTCTGGAATACACCAACTATCTTGTTGCGGTCACCGCTGTCAACCATTCGGGGAAGGAGAGTGCGAAGTCTCAGGTAGCCTCTGGAGATCCCAAGCAGGTAGTTCCAAATGACCTAATTGCAGACATCTTCTCTGATCTGACGCTGTCTGCTAACTCAGTCACTGAGGCAGCACTAGCAGCCAATGCGGTCACGGAATCAAAGATCGCACCAGATTCTATCTCTTCTCCCAAGATTATCGCTGGGGCAATCCTCGGGATGCACATCTTGGCAGATCAGATTGACGGTGGAAAGCTCACCGCTCAAGCCATTACAGCTCGTGAGATTGCCGCTCTAGCTGTCACTGCGGGGAAGATTGATGTTAATGCAGTAACGGCCGGAACGATTGCCGCAGGATCTGTCCAGGCGGTTAAGCTAGAAGCCAACCTGGTACTCTCTTCTCGGTTCATCGCTGGCTCTCCGAGCGGTAACCGAGTAGAGATGCACCCTACGCTGGGGCTTATTGGCTACACCAACAATGGAGCAACGAGAAGCTTCTGGATTGATGCGGCCACTGGCAATACATTGATGATTGGTGAGATTCGTACCGCAGCTACCGGTACGCGCATCATCATGAACCCAGGTGGGAACCAGCCTGACCGTATCCAGTTCTGGCCGGACAATGTAGGGGGAACAGTAGACTATGCCTACATTGACTCTTTTCCGGAAGGCAATGTCGATACTGGCATCCTGATGCAGGCTAGTGGAGGTCAATCCACTAGGGTCGGCACCATTTGGTTGCGTAAAGCCTATGCCGCACTAGGCATTGCCGACAATACTTTGGCGGTTAACTCTCACTTCTATGCAGAACCAAACTTCGTCCGCTGTCGATCGGCTACTGTCGACTTGATTGTCGATCAGGCAGTAGAACCTGTAAACGGTCCTCGACGTATCGTTCTGCTGAACTACAACACGTCTGGTCAGCCAGTACCCAACTCTGCCCTGTATTACATCACAGCAACGGCTAACCAATACCCTATGATGTTCTCCCCGCCGTCTGGTACGGGAATCATTTGGGATGGTGGTGGGTACATTGCTTGTGTTAATGGCAACACCACTACCTACGATCGTATCCCGATTGAAGCTAGTCAGTTCCGGGTATCCTCAGACTCCCGAGGAAAGCAAGACATCTCAGATATTGAGTGGTCTGCTCTTGACGTTATCCAAAACAGTCCAGCCAAGAAATGGAAGCGCAAGAGTCTAGGCGTCCGCTCGGTACCACATGACGATCCCATCTTCACTCCGCCACACAAGCCACCGCCACATGAAGACCCATGGTACTTCGGTCCAATGGCGGACAACCTGCCCGGCGAGCTGATTCATACCGATCCGGACTCAGGAATGCGGAAGCTGGATCTAGGGTCTATGATTGGTGTTCTGTGGAAAGCCAACCAAGAGCTTAAAGACAAACTTGCTGCACTAGAGGAAAGAAACCCTCATGGCTGACGAGGAAAAGAAGTTCGATGTCCGGGTAGTCATTAGCTCGCTGGGTAACGAACGTCGAGTTATTGCTTTTAATGAGCTCACTCAGGAACAGAGTGGGAAGCTGATTAACGATACCCACTCAGCATTCGACACGGTGCGTAAGAGTAGTGCTCTTCTACTTTCTGGTTCAGACAGTCAGATTGTCATTGTCAATCTAGATAATGTACTGTTCGTAGAAGTTCAGGTGCTTGATGGCTAGACCAGTACAAAACCTATCTCAGCTAGAGTATAAGCTTATCTATAGGTTCGGTCCCAGAGGAGTCTGCCTTTTAATCTTTGGGCTTATGTGGGTGATCATAGGCATTGCCTTTACCATTAATCCAATGGAAAGGTTCTCTAAGCCTGGCCCTGGAGGAGTGCTGGACTTCTTAGATAGAGGGCCTGGAATTTATATATTTGCCAGTATGTGGATAGTTGGTGGAGTAGCCGCAGTTGTTACCGCATTTCTACGGCCTGTCACTTGTAAAGACGATGTAGGGTTTAATGGAGCAGCTCTGCCACCCTTCTTTTGGGGTGCAGGATACTGGTGGTCGTTCTTCATTCACAACTTTGTGAGTTTGGACTACGGACGTTCAGTGGCATATGTGGCTGGACTTCTGTACTGGACCATCACGCTCCTTGTTGTATTCCTATCTCGTCATTTAAGTGATCATCCAGAAGGCCCTTGTGCTCGTAGGAGGGCCAAGATTGAACGGGTTTCTTGAAGGTGGTTGGGCACAAACCATTGGGGTAATTATCACTGCACTTTCTGGCTATGGAATAGCGAGGATCACGAGGGCAGGATCTAGAGAAGCAAATCAGACTACCGGATGGTCCAACCTGGTAGGGGCATTGCAAAAAGAAGTGTCCGAGCTACGCGCTGAAGAAGATAGTACTAGAGCTGAAATAAAAAAAGTAGTTGAGGAAAGTCAGAACTTAGCTCGTAGGGTCTACGTTTTAGAAAGAAGTAGACATCGTTGGAAGGGTTGGGGACAACAGGTGGTAGAGGTGATGCGACAGCGAGGTGTTAGCTTCCCTCCTCCACCAGAACCTTTAGAAGATACAGATCCGAATATGGAGAGTGCAAGATGAACTCTAAGAAAGCAATCGCGCAAGCTGTAGGCGCAGTACTTGTGGCAATTATCCCACTTTTCTTGGTGGGACCTTTAGGCTTCTCAGAGATCGTTAATATCATCGTGGTGGCCATCGGCGCGTTCGTCGTCTGGAACACGAAGAACTACCCCTACTGGCAGTATGGGAAGCTTCTCGCCAGTGCCGCTGCAACACTCACTACTGGACTTGTCGCTATCGCATCTGAATATTCCTTTGGAGATGTCAGTGCACAGCAGTGGGTTCAACTAGTCCTTTCTGTACTAACTACTGTAGCTGTATATCTCGTGCGCAACGTAGGGTACACAGGCGTCGAAGCCGAACGGCGGACTGGACCGACCGTCGTGTGACGTGCTACACTGTCGGTCTGCGGCGTTGCCCTGAGGACCACCCGCGAATCCTTGGGGCAGCGCCGTTTTCCATCTCCATTTAGTTGGTAGAGGAAAGGAAACCAGCCGACAGTGGCTACCATGAATCAAGTTCCACCTGAGTTTGAGCGAGGACTGGCTGACCTACTGAATTACTACTCAGTAGATAATCTCGTAGGTATGCAGGATTTTGTTCTAGCTAAACTCATCACTCGATTTCTAGAGTCCATGGCTATCGCCAAGCTTCATGAGAAGAGGCTGACCGATGGCTAACACACACGAGATTCACACAAGTGAGATCCGCAGTTTTTTAGGGTGCCGCAGACGCTGGAACTGGGCCTACCGGGATCGTATTGTCCCCGACACTCCTGCTCGTCCTCTTCAGTTCGGGATCGCTTTCCATGTGGCTATGGAAACCTTCTACGATCCTGACACTTGGTCCCAGACTACCGCTGAAGAGAAGACCAAGAGAGCTATTGATGCGTTCATCAATGAGTGCGAGAAGCAACGTCTAGCCTATCTTAAGGCAACTGGTCAGACTTCTCTTCTTCAGGCTGATGGAGACGACTACGCAGAGCGTATCGACCTAGGCATTGGAATGCTTGAGTGGTACGGCAAGCAGATCCATCCCAAAGAAGATTACTGGTTCAAGCCAGTAATGGTTGAGGTTCCCTTCCAGGTTCCCATCATTGATCCTTCTACCGGCGAACCTCTTCGTTGCTATGCTCCTCCTGTAGACTTTTCAGGATTCATTGAGCATTCTGATCACGGAGAGTGTCTACGTACATGTGGCCAGGTCCATCCATACGGTGCCGTAGTCACTTTTGATGGTCGGATCGACGCCATCATGCAAGATCTCGTCAACGGTGGTTATCTGCTCTGGGACCACAAGTCCGCAGCTCAGATCCGTAAGGACGATCGCCTACTACAGTTGGACCCACAAGTCAATGGGTACATGTGGGCAGCCGTAGTCGGACTGCAAATGGACGTACGAGGGTTCCTCTATGTGGAGTACCGCAAGGACTACCCCAAGCCACCAGCACCTCTCACCAAGTCGTACAAAGGTAGGAAGTTCAGCACAAACAAGACAAGTCCCACTGACCTTGAGAATTTCACCCGAACGGTGCAGCGGTTCGATCCGCCAGGGTATAAGGCCGGAGTGTATGATGAGTTCATTGCTTGGTTGCAAGGGCCAGAAGCTCCAACGTACCACCGTAGGTTCACTATCCTTAAGGACAAGAAGAACCTCAAGAGCATAGGGCAACAGCTCTATGATATTGCCAGTGACATGATCTCTCAAGATCTTACGATCTACCCCAACGCAGGTCACTTCTCCTGCTCTGGTTGTGCATATTACACTCCGTGTCTCTCCATGTTCCTCGGAGAAGACCACCAGCACGCACTGAGTAGTACTCCATTTAAGCGTGTATAGCGCGTATAGCTGCTAGTAGAGAAAGCATAACTTCATGTGGAAGAAGTCTTCATACTGTCGTGCTGACGAACCGATGTGCACGGAAGTAGATGGTCTCGATGAAGACTACGTGCACGTTCGAAACTCTCGAACACCACAAACCGTGGTCAGCTTTGATCGCGAGGAGTGGCAGGCTTTCATTGATGGAGTTCGAGGAGGTGATTTCGACCTTAAGACTGACCCTGAGCTGGATGCGGAAGAGATGATGGAGCAGGTATAGATGCAACTACTGAAGTTCAGCAAGCAGATTGCTGAAGAGGATCTGCTGAGCCGGGTGATGGGTCCTGATATGTTCGGTGGATACTCCTACGTGCAGGCTGTGATGTGGTCTCCAGAAGACTACCCAGGAAAGACTGTCTGCGTTCTTCGTCCACTGGCACCTGACGAGACTCGACTTACCTGGGACGAGTTTGGTCAGCAGAAGGTGACGTTCTGATGCTGGACGACATCAAGACTATTGAAGTTCAGACATATGCTATGAGGTTCGATCCCGAGGACCACAAGTCAGATGCGGTTCGGGCAGCAGCGGAGAAGCTGGCAGAAGCGATATTGGATAACAAGTATCCAATGATTCCAAATAAGACCTACCTCCACAAGTGGAGTGATGCTGGTCTTATTTCCAAGGTCAATTGTCCTTCTATCATTCAGTACGTAGAGCCTTTCACTGACTGGAATGACGTATGACAATGACCCTGACACCAGGTAAGCTTGGTGGACTGAAGACAAGGAAGGCTAGCGATGATCGCTCTCTTCCTTCAGTATGTATTTACGGTGGGCCTGGAACTGGAAAGACTACTCTTGCAGCTTCCTCTGTAGAAGTTCCAGATATGCAGCCTGTTCTCCATCTCAACATTGAGAATGGCACTCAGTCTATCTCGGGCATCTATCCTGACCTAGAGATCATTGACATTGACCGCTTCATGCAGCTTCAGGATGTCTATGGAGCGCTCTACGCTGCGCAGGATTTCGATGCTCAGACCTGTGCCGGTTATCGTACAGTCATCCTCGACAATCTGACTGAGGGTCAGAGCAAGGGGATGGAACATATCTTCCAATCTGAGAAGCTGGCAAAGACGGGAATCAACTTCACCGAATTTGTCATGGCTACCTACCAGAATGGAGGATGGAACCAGTCATCCCAACAGATGCGAAAGCTCATCAGAGCTTTCCGAGAGTTGCCCTGCTACATCATCCTAGTAGCATGGGAAGTAGATATTGATAAAAGCGAGAACCGCCACAAGTGGACTCCAGCTTTTACCAATAAGCTTGCGGGTGAGATGCCGGGTATGGTGAATGATATCTACCGGCTCTATCTCAACCGTGATGGCACTCGGACCCTTCAGACTGGTCTTTCTCCAGATACAGTTGCCAAGGACCGTACTCGCAAGCTACCGAAGAAGCTCGACAACCCGACTATGCCCCTGATCCATCAGTACTGGTCAGGTGCGCTGGTCAAGTCCCCTGAGGACGACGCACCAAAGCCAAGTGGAAACCTCAAACTGGGAAGAAAGTAACAGGGAGAACAGTAATGCCAAAGGTCAATTTTGCAGGTGTGGAAGACCAGAAGGAATTCGTACCTGCACCAAGTGGTGACTACATTCTCGAACTGGTCGATGCTGAGGACGGCGTCGTTCAGACGGGTGACAACAAGGGCGCTGAGAAGACCACCCTTCAGTGGGAGATCGTTGACTGTGAAGGTGAGCTGGAGCAGTACAACGGTCGTCGGATTTACGACAACGTGTCTTACTCGGAGAAGGCTCTGCCGCGTCTGAAGACTATGCTGAAGGCGTTCGGCGCTCAGGTCGATGACTCAGATGACGCTGGTGATCTGGACTTTGAGTGGGATGACCTGCTCGGTCAGAAGCTGATGGCCAAGATTCGTTCCGTTGGAAAGCAGCGGGACAAGAACGATCCTTCCAAGGAGTACCAGCCGAAGAACACAATTGTTCGTTTCCTCGTTCCTAACCAGGACGATGAGGAGTAAGAAAATGGTTTGACGACTGACCCGGGCCTGATTGGGTCCGGGTCAGTTGTTTCTTACTAGGATGAAGGTTCATGCCCCACATTACGTTTAAAAGAGAGGGAGACAGTGAACCTGAGGAGACGTTTATTGACCGCTACGTAGAGTATGGCTGGTCAGTAACAGACGCCCCCCGGCAGTACCACATGGCTGGCGGGGCGATTATCCTATCCGCAATCATCTGTCCGCACGTCACTCTTCCTGCACAGCACACCAACATTCGTCCTAACCTTTGGGCGATGATCCTCGCCGGCACGACTGTGACACGTAAGAGCACATCCGCGGACCTCGCTGTGAGAACCATCGGAGAAGTTCTCGATACAGACGATTATCTGATGGGTACGGATGGCTCGCCTGAGGGCATCCTGACTGAGCTGGAAGGACGTGATGGTAAGGCATCCCTGTTCCACCGTGATGAGATCACAGGGTTCATCGAGTCAGCTACCAAGAAAGAGTACAACGCGGGCATTCTGCAAGCTCTTACCTCGCTCTATGACGGGCGCGTAGAGAAACGTACACTGCGTTCGGGCACAATCAATGTGAAGAAGCCAAGACTGATCCTGTGGTGTGGCGGCATTAAGTCACAGATGCAGGAAGTTCTGAGCATTGAGCACATCCGTTCAGGCTTTATCCCACGATTCATCGTAGTGTCGGGCACCACTACGTCGGATCAGATCCGGCCGATTGGACCGCCAGTGAACTCCGATAGCATAGACAGCATCAAGTCCCGTATTGTCGAAGAACTATACGGGATTGTTGATTTCTGGATGCCTAAGCCTAAGGTTCAGCAGATGTCCCTAGGCGGAACTACCACAATGCGTACGGTGATGCAGGGTGAACGCACGATGAGTGCCACCCCAGAAGCCTGGGACCGTATGCGGTGGCTCACCTTTGACGCTGTCAAGCTCGGTGAGAATGCGTCATCCCCCGACATCTACACACCGATGTATGTTCGGCTCGCTGACTCCGTGATCAAGATTGCTATCCTCCTCGCCGGAGCACGGAAGTCCCTAACACTAGAATTCAATGACATTTGTCAGGCCATTAGAATAGCTGATATCTTCCTTGACTCCGCAACCGATTTCGCTCGTGGAGTAGAACAAGCTCCCGACATCAACCCATGGGAAAAGAAAGCGGATAAGATCCTGAAGTATATTCGGGACAAGCATCCGGAGCCAGTCTCTAGAACGACTATTATGCGTCAGTTTCACGTCAAAGCCAAAGACATCGCAGACGTGGAACAGACTATGGTAATGCGTGGGCATATTAAAATTTGTACTAAAAAAGGATTTACAGCCAATGGCACTCGTTCTTCGCGGGAACGGATTGAATACGCATTCGTCGAAGGGAGCCAGCCAATCGGAGACGACACTTTTCGAGTCGCCGCAGGGCAATTTCGTAAGGAAACACCCTTTAGCTAAGTGTGAGTCATGATGATGCAGTTTGGTGATCCGTCACTGCCTCAGAGGTTCTGGGATAACGTATCTATCACAAGGATAGATGGAAAAACGCACTGGCTGTGGACAGGACATATTCACAAAAAGGGATATGGTCGTTGCCAGATCAATGGTAGAAGTATGGAAGTTCACATACTGACAACTCCTGACTGTCCTAAGGGCTTAGAGCGAGACCACAAGTGCGAGATTAAACACTGCTGCAATCCAGAATGTATAGAGTTCGTTACACATCTAGAGAACGTTAGGCGAGGAAGGGCTGCCGAAGTTGCCAGGGCTACGTTTACGAAACAACGGTGTAAACGGAATCACGTCTACGACCGGAAAAATAGTCGCGGGCACAACGTCTGCTCATTGTGCATCGCCATCCGAAAGGAAGCATCCAGCAGCTCTTTGCGAGAGGTGTCCTCTGTATGAACGAGGTCGTATGGTTCCTAGTAGTTTCCCTACTCACCATCCCGTACGTAGTGACGGGAATAATAGTTCTGGTGGAACTGTTCAACCTGTGCTTGCGTTTATTGGGGAAGCTCCCGGTCGGTATGAAATCGGTAAGCAAGCAGTCTTCATCGGTGCATCGGGACAACTCCTGAATGCTGTCCTAGACAGCTATGGAGTCCAGCGGGAAGAAGTCTTTCTCGGGAACGCAACACTGTGCCACTATCCAGACAGCATGAAGAAGCTTCCCGATGAGGCTATCGATGCCTGCCGCCCTCGTCTAGAGGCAGAACTCAGAGAGGCAGGGGTAACAACAGTAGTGCCAATGGGGAACTCGGCAATCAAAGCGGTAGCTCCCGAGTTGGCCCAACGGCAGGGCATCACCAAGCTCCGGGTGGGCCGACCCAAGGTCCTAGAACCCCTCCCAGAGGCCACCACTTCACTGCTGATGGTCCCAACGTTCCACCCCGCTGCCTGCCTACGCGGCCAGGAGAAGTTCCCTCAGATGCTCACTGACATCGGCAAGGCAGTCAGCTCGAAGAACCTTCCCACTCTCTGGTACGAGCCTGACATTTCCGTCGTCAAGCCTGAATATGCATCCACCATTATCTATGCTCTCACCCGACCTTCTCTCTTCTTTCTAGACATTGAGACTGGTCGAGAGAAAGATATCTCCTACGGCAATGTGCACATGGAGAAGCTACTCTGTGTGGGCATTGGGGAAGAGGGACAGGACGATGTCTTTGTCTTCACTGAAGAGTGTTTCCAGGATGAAGAGTTCCGGCGAAGGTTCAAGGTATTCTTAGAAATTGCAAAGCTCGGAGCACAGAATGGGAAGTTTGACCTGGGGGCACTTCGCGCGTACTTGGGGTACCCGGATTTCGAGGGCCCTCAGCTTTCCGAAGACACCATGTTGCAGAGCTATGCCCTGCACGAATACGCAGGAGTACATGGTCTTGAATATATGGGCATGGAGCTATTGGGTACCCCTGACTGGAAGCATGACATCGCTCCTTACCTTAAGGGTCCAGATGGAAAGCAACCAACTGACTATGCAAATATTCCTAAGGATATTCTCTACAAGTACAATGCATTCGACGTGCATGCTACCCGACTCCTTCATGCACACTTTGACGCAGAAATTAGACGGAGAGACGGAAAGCTAAATGACGCCTACCGATTCATGCTCAGGGTGTCCAACATGCTCACCCTCGTTGAACCCCGGGGCCTTGGGTTTGACATCTCCTACTCCCAAGAAATCGCCGACCAACTTCAAGGTGAACGTGAAGACCTTGAGCGATATCTCCCAACAGTATGTGATCCTGAGGCAAAAGGAAAGCACCTCAGAGTCCCCCACAAACTCAACGTCGACTCCCCAAAACAAGTCGAACAGTACTTCAAAGACAATGGAGTAGACCTTGACACCACAGAAGCCGATACTCTCAGAGCGCTACTTGACGATCCTCGGACAGGTGAAGATGTTAAAGCCACCACACGGCTCATCTTGGACATTCGGGCAATCACCAAGATGGACGGCACGTTCGTTACTGGCCTTCAGAAACGCACTACGCCGGAGGGCACCGTACATCCATCCTTTCTTATACATGGAACAACTAGCGGACGACTCTCAGCACGCAATCCGAACAGTCAGAACATCCCTCGCGCTAAGCAGATTAAGCGGCAGTTCATTGCACGCTCTGAAAATAGAATTCTCGTTGGCGTCGACATGTCACAAGCTGAGCTTAGGGTTCTCACTTGGCTTGCTAAAGAAGAGCTAACCCGTGACATTTTCAATGATCCTAATCGAGACCTTTTTGTTGAGCTGTGTCGTAGCATGTTCCCGACTCGTTATCCACCAACGCTCTCAGATAAAGAGGTTAAGAAGTTATCCTCAATGGAGGCTCCCGGAGAACCAAGCATCCGTACGCTCGTTAAAACGTTTGCATACGGGATCGCTTATGGTCGGACTGCTGCTGGCATTGCTGCTGATCCTCAATTCAATATGGATGTTCGGGTAGCTCAGCAGCACATGAAGGTGTTTGAGAAGACCATCCCCAACATCATTGCGTTTCTAGAGGCAGCCGCTGACCAGGCATGCCGGGGCGAGGCCCTGGTTACGCCGTTCGGACGCCACCGTCGATTCTTCCTGGTCACTCCGCAGAACCGTCACGCAGTCCGCAATGAGGCAAAGTCGTTCTATGCACAGTCCATCGCCAGTGATATTGTGCTAGAGGCAGCCTGCCGACTGACCGCACAAGGTGTCTTTATTGTGAACCTCGTGCACGATGCTATCTATGCAGACCATCCCCACTCAGAGGCAGAAGAAGTCAGAGACCTTATCTCCAAGACCATGATTCAGGTAGGTGAAGAGGTGACGGAAGGCTACGTACGGTTCGCTACTGATGGCAAGATCGGTCGGAGTTGGGCTGACGTGTAATGCTGGTTAGAATTGATGAACAGACAATTGAAGAGGAGCTGGTATGGACGGTTAACTTCCCATACGATGCAAAGTTGAAGGATCTTCTAAAGGAGTCCGTCTACCAGCCTGATAGAATGTGGAATCCTGGTAGAAAGATTTGGGTTGTCCTTAGGAACGCTACTACTGCGGCAGATCTGAAAGACTTTATCGAGCAAGCTGAGAAACTTGGTCATAAGGTTGTCGACAGGCGTACGAAAGAGTCTTTCAATTTCTCCAAAGGCCGCCGGAAGACAGCTCCTCCGCCACCGCCCCCTCCTCCTCCTAGAGGAAAGGATACTTGGGCAGACACCCTCTTCAGGGCAGTAGGTAAAGATAGAGAAGAGGCAGTATTCAAAGCTCTAACTAAGGTCCTCCATCCAGACGTTAAGACAGGCAGTGTGGAACTGATGCAACAGCTTAACGTAGCCAGAGATAAGAGAAGATAATGCCCCTAAACCTGCCCCAGAGGCAGATTGAACCATTTAACGTACTCGCATTCGACCCTGGCGGTACTACAGGGTGGGCTCAGGCTATTCTTCCTGCACACATGATAGTTGCTACAGAACTAGTAAGACTAGACGATATTGAACTCCGTACTGGAGAGTTTGGTCCAGACCTGCATCATAATAATCTATACATTCACATTCAGCACACTGCTTATGAGCCGGAAGATGGCAATGTTCCCTGGCCAGAGGTGGTCTCTGAACCATTCCACTACCGACAGAACATCGTAGAACAGGGAGAGAAGTTTCGGGGGAAGGTGGAGCTGATCTCGGCCGAGTACATTGGGGTAATCCGGTTAGCTTGTCAGCAACTTGGACTGGAATACTATGATCGTTTCACGCCAGGCGAGGCTAAGAAGTACGTATCAGATAAGAAGTTAGAATTACTAGGATGGTTGCAGACTCCCAAGTACCCTAAGCGTCACCAGAACGATGCATTGCGTCAGCTTGTCAAGTATCTTATAGTCAAAAAGAAGATCCAGCACCCTATTACAACATCTTGGAGGATAGCAAAGTGATTCGTCAGGTAGTGACGCAGCACGACATGTGGATTGCCATGTACGACTACCTTATCGAACAGTGTAACGGATATCTGAAGGACACCTACCCAGAGCAGGAAGAAGTCATTGGGAACATCGTCGACACGCTGAGCGATGAAATGGTGAGGCTGCACGCAGACTGGATGGAGCAGCGTCTGAACACCGCTGTGAGCATTGTTGGTGCAGCGTTCACCAGTTGCATGTTGAATGGTTGTGAGAACGTAACAGATCACAACTTCATGCGTGAATTTCTCAACCTTGTTTGGGACACCCGAGTTCTTACCATAGAATGGTTGAAGGCTAATGGGACGCCAGTCGGATTCTCAGTCAACTAGTATTCGAGAATACTTTCTACCTGAATGGGTAGTCGGAATTCTGTACAACGGAGAATGGTTCGAAATAGAAGAAGGGTCTCTTAAAGAAAAGATCCAGACTCCTCGTGGGACAATGACAATCTACATCGATCCTTTCTCCAAGGAAGTTGTCTTCTTAAAAGAAGAGATCATGGGGTTTCGAATCAAACAACAGGAATTCAGACCGGTACTGGTAGTGGAAGGCGAGTAGTAGACTAGGCCCCGATAGGGGCCTTTTCTATTTAGAGGAGAACAACTTCATATGGTTCGGGCAGCTTATTCACTTAGCACTTTACTAGCGCAGATCAATGCGCGCTTCCCATATCGGGACAAGGCATCTGACGGCGGCATTGGAGACCTTTCCCATCAGGCTAGGGTCTCTGACCACAATCCAGATGCCAACGGTGTGTATCACGCTTACGACTTTGACCACGATCCAGACTCTAATGGTCTAGATTGCTACACACTCAAGTCGCAGTTGATTGCCAGCTTTGACAACCGTATCAAGTACATCATCTTCATGCGCCGTATTTGGTATGCATCGTCGCGTCGTGAAGAGTATTACGACGGTGTGAATGCGCACGACCATCACTTGCACTTGTCGGTGGTCGGTGGAGATACCGGAGACGACCCCCGTCGGTGGGTCCTGCCGTTTCTTCAGCTCCCCAACAATCCCATTGGTGGAGACTGGACTGGTGGTACGTATTGCCAGTATGGAGACCGTGGGGACCGTGTGATGCGTCTCCAGCAGCATATGACCACGGTCTACCGTGGCTACAATGCGTACGTTCCGACAGGATTCTACGGAGATGCCACCAAGGCAGGCATCGCCGAGTTCCAGGACCGGGTAGGAATCCAGGGCCCTGACGCTGACGGAACTATTGTCGGACCGCGCACTATGAATGCGTTGATCCAACGTGGATTCCGGCCGTAGTCCAATCACTCTTAGGTCGGTCAATCGGCATCCTACCAGGATGGATTCCAATCCCTAGCAGTGCCCAATCACCAGAGGCATACACATCGACTGCCGGGAACAGCTCAATAAACACGAGCTGAGCTATCGCAGTGAGTTGTGCAGCACCAGCAAACTGAAGACCAGCAGCCATCGACAGAACAACATTGGCCACAAGTGCCGCAGAGCCTAGCTTGACAACAATTCCGCCGAGAGAAAGCGCACCAGCAGCCGTCAGTCCAACGGCAGCAAACTCTACGGCAATGCCACCAACCGAGAGAGTAGAGAGGGCAGTGAGTTGAGTAGCCCCCAGAGTGATTCGAATACCGTCAACACTCAGGACCCCAAGGATCCCAAGGTTCGTACCGCCACCACTTCCAGTACTCCCATTTACACTCAGAACCCCACTCGCTACAAGTGGGACACCCCCGACGCCAACATTGGCTATGTCAATTCCACTCGCAGTCAGGGTGCCGAGGGCAGCGAGCGTAGTGGCCCCCGTCGTAACCCTGACCGAAACAGCCGCCGTCAGTACTGGCAGGACGGAGAGTGTTACTGATCCATCGGTACTACGTAGACCGGCAACAGTGAGTGTACTGATTGCCGAGAGTGCAGTAGCAGCAAACGCCCCCAACTGTCCAGCAACAGTCAAAGACTGAGCAGTGGAGAGCGTTACCGATGCCCCAACAGCACCAAGGGTAACGGTTAGAACCCCTGTAGCAGGGAGCGCAACAGTTCCGAAGGCACCGAGCTTAGCTGTCGGTGCAAGTGTCGCAGTAGCAGCCAAAGATACGGCCGCAAACTCACCCAAGAAAGCGCCAGCAGAGAGCCCACTCGACACACTGAGTGAGACTGCTCCGTCAGTACTACGAATTCCTGCTACCGAAAGCACGCCTGTAGCAGCAAGAGAAGTAGCTGCAAAGGCATTCAGGGTACCAGCGGCAGAAAGCCCGCTGATTGCCGACAGAGAAACAGCCGCAGCGGCAGTAAAGGTAGAGATGCCTGCGGTCAGCGAAGAACTGACCGTTAGTGTTGTGGCACCCGTTCGGGATACTGCCCCACCACTCACCAAAGATTGAGAAGTGGTTAGTGATACAGCACCAGCAATAGGTGTGGGAGTAGCCGTTAATGTAGGTGTGGCAGCCAGAGAGACTGCACCCTGAGCAGTAAGAGTAGCACTTGCAGAAAGTGTACTAACTGCCGCTAGAGAAACAGCACCTTGTTCGTTAAGGAATGGCTGACTGGTCAGTGTTGCAGTGGCAGACAGACTAACTGCGCCAGGCTGCTCCCGAGTCCCATCAGCAGAGAGAGTACCAGTAACCGGAAGGTTTACTGCACCATCATAAGTGGTTTCAGTAGGAATAGGAACCGAATAGGCGAAGACAACCTTTTGCCGATCAGTACCAGCATTCGTAGTAATTGTGACAGTTGGGGTGAAAGACGTACCAGTAACGTTAAGCTGATGCGCAACAGTAAGACCAATACCGTCAGTGGCACCACCAGCAACAAACGTGTCAAGGTCTTCGACCATTGACCCGCCCCACGCTGCTGAGAACGTAGTACCTGACGACCCCAAGTTCCGACAGGTTGCAGCAAATGCCATAACACCAGCAGTGTTCGGCAACCCTGTCAATGCAGGAAATACATCATTGGTGGTGTCAGTCCGTTGAACGCCATTGATCCAGGATGAGCCTGATGGAAGCTCGTAGACCTCAAAGTCAACAGGATAGTCAGAGCCGTTGTGTGTAACGGTGATCGAGGTTTCGCCACCAGCAGCAGTTTTGGTGAAAACCGACAACTCTGCTGAGCTAACTGGAGAGAGTCTCTCAGTCCAACCACTTACTGTATGGGTAACTCCACCTGCAACGACAACA